AAAGTATTATCAGCATCATCATATGCTACTGTAATACCCGATTCAGTATTTGAAGTAACCATAGCACCAACTGTGTCAGAAATAGTTTCTGCTAAAGTAGTACCAGCAAGAGTTAATGCTCCTGATATATCTACTGCACCATTGATATCAATAGTAGTTGCAGCTATTTGTACTTCTGTATCTGCTACTATATCTAATTGACCATCTGTTGATTGAAAAATATAAGTTCCAGTGTCGCCAAAGTTTAATCTTTCTGTACTATTCATTAAGATGTCATCAGAGAATTTAAAGTAATCCTCATCTTCCATCCATGTTAATACACCATCAGCTGTTTCTCCATCAAATGTTACAGCAATATCTGTGCCTGCTGTAGCATCACCGATAGTGATTGCTGTGCCTAATAATTTTGTAATGGGTCCACCTTCTGCAGCTGTCCCATCATGAGTATGTCCTGAAGTTACAGCAAATGCAGCAAGAAGTTGATTAAACTCCGCATTTAAATCTGATGCCTCAATAACTCCACCATCAACAATTGTTGCTGTACTTTGTCTTATATATGCTGCTCCCATTTATCTTCTTCCCCCTGGTGTAAATTCTAATTGAAACCCTTTAATTGCAAAGGGTGCGTTAGTACTTGTGTCTGTTATTTTTAATGCTACTGCAAATCCTGATCCTTCTATTGATTCCCTTGTAATGGGTAAATCCCCTTGCCCATAAGCTGCTATACCAAAAATACCTGTTCCAAAATAAGCCCCACTACCAGATGATTCTAATGCTATTAAACTTGGTTGAGGAGTATTTATATCGTCATAATTATATCTTACAAATAAACTAGAACTTACTATACCTTCAGGTTCCCAGTTTATGTTAACTCTATCCATTGATTTTCTAATACCAGCATCACCCATTACCATATCTGGTGATCTATATGTTGCATCAATAGAAGATGTTGAACCTGCTGTTGTAAACACATTTCCTGATTCTTGTAAATATATATATCCATCATATCCACCATGAACAATAGTTTCTATATTGTTAACATAATCAGAATCACATGATGAAACTTTTAAACCTTTTATATCTGCATATTCAAAACCTAGTTGACCTGTATTAGGGTTTGATTTAATAACTGCTAGTAAACCTTTTTGAGTTGCTTCTAGTCCACCATCAGTAGGATAAAATAGTCTGTATTGAGACTTATTTCTAACCACAGTTGCTGTAACATTGCTGTATCCAATTTCATTAATTCTTTCTTGAACTTGTTTTGAAATAGTACCAAGTTCTACGTCACCAATTCTTTCTGTACCTGCTACAGTTCTTAAACCATCTGCAGCTAAAAATATTAAATCTCCACCTAATTCCTGAATAGAGTGAGGTGCAATTGTACCAACGTTCTTAGCAACTTCAGCTAATGCAAAATTAGCAGAAGTAGTACCTGTTAATTTATAAATCTTTCTTTGACAGAATATAAATAATTCATCTCTGAATACTTTTAATCCTGTAACAATATCGCCTACTTTTATTTCTCCTGCACCACTAGCAGAAGTAAAATCATCCTCTGAAAAAGGTACTGAGAATAATATGCTACTTGTAGAATTTGACATACCACCATAAAATACATGATTGGCAAATGTTTTAACAAATTTAGGATTAGTAGGTGCAGTCCCACCCCCTGTAGCATTAATAACATCTACTGCAAAACTTGTATTAACTGTAAAAGCTGCTGCTTCTCCTGTTGCTATAATAATTTTACTTGTACCACTAAAGTTAAACTTATCAAAATCATATGTGTAAGTTGTACCTTTACTAGTTGCTAGTGAAGTCCATGCTCCACTTGTATCACCGTAGTATACACTACCACCTCTAGCTGCAATTATTTTATCATTAAATATAGCAGACATTTGTACTCTATCTGCTGCAGATACCACTTGAGGTACTATTGTTGGATTATATTTTGTAGTACCATTTAATCTTCTGTAACCACCTTCTGTTGATGGTTCAAAATTTACTAATTGTAATGCTTCTCCTGGTTGCATGTCATAAACATCTTTGTTTAAAACAAGACCTCCACCGCATGTGGCATTAAAGTTTTTTAAGGAAGAAGTATCAGCCATATTATACTATTGATAACCTCGAGTTACCTTCTGCTGTTCTAGTATCTTTCATATAATCTGATCTAGAACTGTAGTCAGTTTTTAATAAAAGTAATTTTCTTTGATAGTCTCTGTTTGACATACTAGCATGATCTGGATCTGATCTTAACATATATGTGTAGTATTTAGATCTATCTACAATTAATGGACCAAATCTATCTGGTAATGCCATTGTATCTCCATGTGCTGATAAGTCTGTGTGAGTTGTAAAATATTCATAGCTAATTAAATAATCATTTTTATCAGGTATAGGTGTTAATCCAAATGCACTGTAGTCTGGTTTTTTATAAACATATTGGGGTAGACCATAGTGACCACTATTATTCTGTGTATCTTGTTCTTTAAATCTTTGCATGTAATCATCATAAGATATATATCTTAGTTTTCTAGTCATTATATCTGCTCTAGATACTCTTACATAATCTACATCAAGATTGGTTGCTGTAGTTGTATTATTAACAGTTATAAATGTTGTTTGGTCTGTTGCAGTAAACTGTACATCTAGTATCTCACCTGCATTAAAATCAGTTACTGTTAATGTTGTGTTTAAATTTTGTGTTCCTTCTGCTGTTGTACCTACTTGTACTTTTAAAGCAGCACCTGTACCTTCTGAATCTAATACTCTTACTTGTAAATTATAAGTTTTATTTACTACAGTTGATATTGATTGGTATGCAGCATAATCATTTAATCTTAATCTACCATTGCCACTACTATTATAAGCTGCACTTCCTGCACCTGCTATTGTAGTCCAGCTAGTAATATTAGATGTAAACTCACCATTAGTAATTAATTCATTTGGTTTTAAAAAAAAAGATTCAAAATCTACTCTACGCATATCCGATGGAAATGTGTATTCACTGTCTCCAGTGTAAGTAGCTTGAGTCGTTGATGTGTGTAATAAAGGTATCTCTACACTTTCATTATAAATATCATGAATAGACTTATTAATAAAATCTTTAATAGTAGTTTGAATACCACGGCTACTAGAAAAAGTAGATGAAGTTAATTCAACCTCATTTAATTCTCTAAGTGTTCTGTTGGATAATTCTAAGTAAGTAGTAGCCATTATTTATTCCTCTGTTGTATTGTTATCTTCTGCAAACTGTTCGCATCTAATTAATAATCTTTTAATACGAGATTGTGCATCATCTAATTGTTTCTTTAAATCATCGATCTGCTTTTTTAATGCAGTATTGTCAGATTTGTATTCAGAAATTATTTCAAGAAGCTGATGTCTTTTCTGATATTGCATTTAATAGTGAAGTTATCTGATCTAATTTATCGGACTGCTCTTCAACTTTACTTTCTAAATTCTTTAACCTTACATCATTATTATTACCTAATGCAATAATCTTTTGACCTGTGCTTGCACTAGTTTTGTTTATTAAATTATATGTAGCCATAAGTTTTCTAAATGTTATAAGGGGTGTTATCTAAGGGGGATATTACTACCCCCCTTAAAGTTATCTATCTATTAGTTATGATCAGTTTCATCGATACCTGATACATCACATAGTACTGCCCAAACACGGATTTTACCCGCACTTGAATCTGCACTTAATGCAAGTACATCTAGAGTATCTGCACTAGCAACAACAAGATTAGCTGTTGCTGTAAGCAGACTATAACCTGCTGCGTTAGTATCACCATCAACAAAGTTATCAACGTCTACACCTGTTATACCTAAGTCCATAGTAACTGAACTTGATAATGCAGTAAGTACTTCGATTCCTGCTTGCATGATCAATGTTTCTGCAGGGATATCAAGAGCTTGAACTATATCTCCTGTTGCTGTTCCTGTTGCACCATTAATCGCTGCTATGTCGATTGTGTTTTCTACTAAGTAAGGTGTTCTACCATTAGACGGATGTCCTGTAGTACCACCTACTCCTGTTTTGTCGTAAGTTGCCATATTCTATTTCTCCTTCTAAGTTAGAATTAACCGATTGTTATAACACCAGAGTAAACTGCTTCAGTTCTTAGAACTTTTCTTCCAAAAACGTGAAGACCTCTTACGATGTCTGAAAATGAATCAGGGTCTCTGATAAGTTCCGTTTTCGCAATATGGTTTGCAGTTGCTACTGCACCTTGATGTCCATAAAGGAAAGCGTACTCATTAGAACCTGCTGATCCAAATGTTTTGTTTGCTGCTGATCCACTTGATACTGCTATAGCATTAGTAGTGTACATTCTAAACCCAAATAAAGGTCTATCTGTAATCATACCATTTCTCATAGCTGAAGCTGATCCGTCTGCCATAACAGATTGATCAACGATTTTAGCACCTGCTTTTCTAAGTTGTTGATAGAAAGCTGGTGGTGCAACGAACCATCTATTTTCTTCTGGTACATCGTTACCATCAAGAACTGTTTTAGCTGCTGACATAATATCTGTTAATGTGTCAACTGCTGCATCACCGTCAATAGGTGAACCGTCTGTTCCTGTATTAGCTGCTGAAGTACTCGCACCTGAGTAAATTGCACTTAATACATTAAAGTCGTAGTTCTTTTTAAGTGCATAAGCACCTGAAGAAGTTGCAAGAGCTTCAAAGTTTACATGTGATTGTCTTTCTTCGATGTCATCTACTTTAAACGCAAAGTACGAACCTTGGTCGACAGTCAATTGAATTTGATCGTCTGCAAGTGTTTCTGTGTTTACTGTTTGACCTCTAGCGTAGTCATTCACCGTAATAGTCGGCTCTTTTATTATATTTACTGTGTCGCCAAAATTTTCAATTTCTCCAGCGTAATCAGTGTTTGTAATGTCTTCTACAACTGATGCTCTTCTGAAAAACTTTTGAACCTTCTGACTATAAATTGCTGGAGCCCAATTACCTGATGGTAAATTTTGGTATCCAGTTGCTTTTCCCATTGTTGCCATAATGTTTGCCTTTGTTTATAGTTGTTAGTTTAAGGTTGAATCCTACCTTCTCTTGATGCGTCATCGATCTCTGCTTCAAACTTCTCAAACGTTCGTCTATCCATCTTACCAATTTCAGAATTAGACCAGATTTTCTTTGTGGGAATATCTGATTCTGTAGCTTTACTAGTTTTTGTTATAGCTTTAGCTGCTTCTTTCTTAACAGCTGTTCCCTCTTTCTTATTTAATTTACTAGTACCTTGATCCATTTTATATAGATCAATTGCTCTGCCAGCTAATTGTGCATTAGATGTATTTTCATACAACCAACTTTGAATAACTGGATCTTGCTTACTAGCCCATTCATGAAACTCATCTTTCTGACGAATCTCACTAAAGTCAGGGTGTGCTTTTAACAACTCCACTTCAGCTTTTTCTTTACTAACTTGTTCTTGTTGAACTTGAAGACTTTGGTATTTCTCCTCAATCTCTTTTGCTCTAGCATCAGCCTTTGTCATAGCTATGGTTTCAACCATATCATAAACATCGGGATACTCCTGTTTCCAAGCATCTAATTCATCCTTAGATTTAGGTGGAACAAACTCTTTAGTAGATGTTTCCAATTGCGTTCTTAAAGTTCTAACTTCATCTTTGTGCTTAAATAAAGTAGAATCATAGTGTTTTTTTAAATCGTCATAACGTTTCTTAAAAACACGATCTTCTGCATTTTCAGGGCGTTCAGTTGAAGGAGTAGCATTAATATCCGAGCTTGCAATTTCTTCAGATGTTTCTGTGTCCTTTTGAACGGTTGCTGCTTCTGCTTGTTCTTGATTAAACTTATTTAATTCACCTTTTGCGAATGCTTCAGTTTCTGCATCATCAACATCATCTCTGTGTTTTTGATACATTGCTTTGCCTTCAGGTTTTTTAAAAAGTTTAGTCTCTTGTTTAGCTTCTGTTTCATTTGAAACTTCAGCTAAGTTTTTTTCTTCTTCCATTATTTTATCCTCATAGGTTGAGTGCCTTATGGATAAGGGTAGCTCACTTCCATAATTTGTGGGCTGAAATTATACTAGACCTTGATCTATTGCATCTGTATCTTCTGGCATAGCATTAGGCTCTTGAGCCATCATACCATTAGGATTAGATGCTTGTACATTTTCAGGTGGCACATTATTGGTATCATCTGATTGTGACTCAGATAATTCTGTAACGAATCCTTGAATGGATTCTTGTTCTGTATTGCTAGGGTATTTTTTTCTAGCGAAATTCTTTACGACTGATACTGGTAGTATAACGTTTTCTTCAGCAGATGTAAACTGCGATATTACGTCACTAGCTTCAGGTATAATTTTTGTTAGTATACTTGAAAGGCTTGGTGATAGTACCATATCTAATTGTTGTTTTTCTTCGTCTGATAAGTTATTTAATTTTTCTATAACAGCAGGATCTTTTAATTCTGGCTTCTGTGCTATTGGTGCAACTGCTGCTGGTGCTTTCTGTTCTTGTGGTTGAGCTGGTTGTTTTAAGTTTGACATGTCAGGTGCTTCAGCTATCTTAGCTGGGCTATTCATTAAACCTGTTGTAGTAACTTCGCCTCCTGGTCCTATTGCCATTATGCTCTTCTCCAATGTGTTAAATTATATTTACTAATTTGTTTATCACTTACAAAGTTACCTAGTGCCCAACATACGGGTTCACCTATACCTGCATATATTCTTCCAAGTAAATCAAACTTACCTTCGTTTAATCTCCATGCAATATCATTTGCTCTGTGTTGTGCAATGTGTTTCCATACCTTTCTATATCTAGGGTATTTCTGTATATGTTTTACAGTTGGTTCTGCCCAAAGTAAATAACCTTTAACGTGT